AGAACATAAGCAGAACCTTAATTCTATTCTATGTAGTAAAGTTTTGGTATCGTAATATACTATTGTAAATTTTTAATGTAAGTACAAAAAAAGAGAGGTTTCTTAACCTCTCTTGAATACTTTCCAACTTGGAATGCTAAGAGATTTTAAATTAACTCTCTTAGCATAATGTACTCCACGATACGTCAAAAACGCGAAGGTTTCGTTTGGATCGTGTTTTTGGGGGTCATATGCTGGAAGATCATAATGTAAACTGATCTTCAACATATCTCACCTCTTTTGCAAAAGTATGAGTTCCCCGTAAAGTAAACCAAGAAATGCAACGCTTAAAATAGAACCTAATGATGCTACTTGAATTGCTTGCATAATTGCCTCACTTGTTATAAGTGTGACCGCGATAGCAGAAAGTACCATGTACTTCATCAGCACCTTGCTTGCACTCATACTTAACACCACGATAGGATGTCATAGCAATTTGTGCATCATGGAGTGCTGCTGCTTTCTTGATTTGCTTTTGAATGAGATTGAGGGTGTTCATTGTAGTTGCTCCTGAAATACTAGGGATTTTTAGCCCCGTTCCTTCAGTCGTTTGCGTCCCAATTACACTCGGGTGTTGCTTCCTTTACGGTCTCAACAACCTCAGTAATAATAATTTGATCTACACTCTTATTTGCTTCGATACGGCTGATCATTTCAGCAGCATCTACACAAGCAATACCAGAGTAAAGTAAAAAATCAAACATGGGATGAACGCTCCGTTCCGCGACTTACTTGCGTCCTATGTATACACTCCTTCACATTCACCTTCTACTTTTGATTTAAGATAAGCGATTAGATTCAACTTCGACCGAAGGTCAAGGTTAGGATCCAATCGGATTTCCGTAGATCGTTGTAACCACCTTTCACACGACATGTGCCACCCATAAGGGTTGCCGTCATTATGATGGGCAAGGGTGAATGCCAGCAGGAATGCTAACATTGGATGAACGTACTAGAGTATTATAACTCCTATGCACTATGTAGTCAAGTAATTATGTAACTTATGATACAATTTTAAAAAACCTTACAGGTTAAAAATTTTGGCGAATTTTTTTCGGGGTTATTGGGAAATCACTTTCGCTTTTTCTTTTCGGCGGGTGCTTTATACCCCCAGAGTTTTGGATTCACTGTACCATAACCAAAATCAATTTTCTGTATTGATCCTTTACCATACTTATCATAATACATATCAAACAACTTAGATATTTTACTACATCTAGTAAGATCCATATACTCAACACCATCGACGATATACCAAATCAATCTAGCATCATTTGGCCAAGATGGATCTTTGACTTGTTCTAAAGTTGCTTTCTCAACCAAAATACTACAACCATATCTAGCTGCGGAATTTTCTTTTTCTTCTTTACTCCATTCCACAGATGATCCTCCAGTTTCCTTAGATTTTACTTCATCATAAGTCTCATTCATGAGCGATTTCCCCATTTAATATCAGGATACGCAGTAGAAACAATATCTTTAGTGATATTGTACTTGGTTTGCAGTTTTTTATCTTTAATTAAGATTAAAATTTCTGCTTCCAAAGGATGTAAACCCCTAAGCATATCGATGAAAAGAGTTTCTCTCCTCATAGAATTCATACCAGGATTTCCACCACGAAGAAAATTATAAAACTTACGAAATTCTTTACGAATGGTAGTTTGCCCCTGATCATTCATGCCAAGTGAGTTACTACCAAGTTCTTCCATTTTTTTAACTGCATCACCAATTTTGCCACTCATATCACCACTAAAAGCATTTTGTTCACCATTAGTAGCATAAGGAACAGGTCCTTCTGGAAGAAGACTGATTACACTCTCATCAAAATTCCAAATAAAAACTGCTTTAAGAGAATTATCTCCGTATTTTTGAAGAACCTCAACTTTTTTTGCTTTACTACGCTGTTTGGAAGCTAATTGTAAAACTTCAAAAGCAAAAGGATTTTTTGCAAGATCTGGAATAGGTTTAGATGCTGCTTTTTTCCTAGTCGTCGTCTTCTTCTGATTGGTTGTCGTCATAATAGTTTTCAAAATTAAATGCAATTACCTCATCGGGTATTAGGTTCCCGTTACCATCAAACATTTCGGGATGAGGTCTTGGTACTTCCCGATAATTCATCATGTATTCTCTCGCGGTCCACCCAACAACAGTTCCTAGTATAAGAAACAAAATAGTCAAAAATGATCCAAAAACTAAACTTACTGCTAACATTGTTCTTACCTCTTAGGAAACTATTTTTCTTTTTTCTTTATATTTAAAGAAAACTCAAAATAAAGATTAATTTCCCTTCTACGAAAATTTAATACTTTATTTGTAATAAAGTGTATAACATTGGGTTTTTTCTTTTTACCTCCGCGTAAAATAAATTCAACTCCTCGGTTAATAGGAATCTTAGAATTATTTATATTGTTATTAGACAAATTGTTTTTCTTTTAAAAATTTAATTGTATCTGTACATCCACCCAAGTATTCATCTTCATAAATTACTTGAGGAAAAGTTGATTCACTTCCAAATTTAGAAATAAAATCATCCCTGGTAAAATCTTTTCCCAGAGTAAGTTCCTCATAAGAGTTACCTGTTAATTCTATCACTTGTTTAACTTTATAGCAATACTTACAATTTTTTCTAGTAAAAACTTTGAACAAAATTAAATTCCTCCTTTTCTATACACCATCTTCATGCCAACATTCATTGTAACCATTTTTTTGATCATCATATGGATATGACATAAGATCTTTTTTAGGCCATTTTAAATCAATACCTTCTTTAGGGAAAGATTTAAATAACCTTTTTAACAAAGTAGTACTAATCTCATGAGATTCATCCCATTGTTGACAATTATCATATAGATACTTATCTTGTTGGATTAGCATTATCTTAACACGATCATCAAAATTAGAACAATAATGTGCTCCAATATAAGTTTCAGATCTAGTAAAATATGGATAATATTTCCATAAATCATTCTTTGATATTTTTACCAGATCTGTGATGTTATATGTTTTCAATGGTATGTCAAATAATTTATACAAATCTTCAGTTTTTCCCCAGAAAAGATGATCTCTGGGGTGAAACAGCAGATGTGGGTATAATCCTGGTACAAATATACGATCTTTCTCCCTATTCTCTATAAAAAATTCATACATATTGAGCATACTCTTATGATCATATAACTGATCAGTACGCATTTTTATAGAATACTCTGTTGTAGATTTTTTTATACCACTGAAAGAGGAAAAAATTTGGAGATTGACATTGTCATCTCCAGTATTTGTAGGTTTTTTGTTCGGTACTAATACAATTCTATCTACATTTTTATCAATAATATCTCTGAGGGATGATAAATCATCATCATCCCAACAGGATAAAATTATATTATTAACGAAAGGAATATTTAAATAACTTTCTATTACATCATTGGTAAATTCATCATATTTTCCTTGCAGAATAATATCATGTTTTTCATACTCATTATTATTCCGCATGACTACTTTTTTTCGCGTTCAATATCATAGTGCTTCAAATTATCAACAATAAGATTATGATAATACGGAGTAAGATTATAGTTATCAATCAAATCTAGAAAAATTTCTTTAGATTCTTCAACTTTACCCCAGTACCAACCAGAAGATGCTTTTTCAAAAAGTAAACCAAGTCTTCCAGGATATTCAACATCATGTGTTGTTTTCGGAGAATCAAAATCAGCTAAAGTCAAACCCTGGCAGGCAAATTGATAACAGTGACTCCACTGCGATCTTTTCTCATGGAATCTTGCAAGCAAAAAGTATGCTTCTGGTCTAGTTGGTTTTATACATAACGCTTGCTGCAGTAATGATTCTGCTGTACCATCTCTTGTTCCTTGTTTATCATAACAATGATGGCACTTAATTATTGCTTCATATTGCATATCTTCACTTTCAAACCTTTCAGCGGCTCTCAAGAAATATGAAAGTGCTGGTGCAGTGTGCCCTTCTCTTTCATACCATATTCCAAGGTTGTAATTTTTTTGTGCATCCTCACAATCTAAAGAATATTCATACAATAACTGCTCTAACTCAGTTCTTTCCCTTTCAATACTTTTTTTTTCTTCTACAATTTCAGTCTCTTTTTCGGAAGTTACAGAAAGCAATGCGCCAAGTGAAACATTGTTATTTTTCCACCAATCTGTGACAAATTTATATGTTTCAACATGATGTGCTTTGTTTTTATCTTCTAATCCCTCTTTCCCATAAAAAGTAGAAGGATGATTTTGATCTTCAACAAAAAGATTTATAGAATAAACTTTACCAAGTCCATAGAAAATTACATTTTCTGGCATTGGATAAAAATTGGAGTTTGGAATATTTAAAGTATAGGTATTATCATCAAAATAATGATCAATTATTTTTTTAGCATACCCTCTGGTTAAAATATATGCGGTTACAGACCAATCATACATTGATCTATCACGCAACCTTACTTCTTCCTGACCATCTCGTACACAGCAGAGTTGAACACATTCAGCATCTTCTGGAAGACTTTGAATAAATTCTGTCCAAGAAAAATTCCAATCATTAACAGTCTCAAGGCTTAGATCATCTTCACAAAAGAATGCATACTCTTCATCGGTTTCATCATACCACTTTTTAATCATCTTGATATGAGATACTACACATCCTTTTGTACCATCATCAAGTATATGTAACTGCTCTCCTTCCAATCTATCATCAGATTCAGAAAATCTCTTGGAAATCACACCAACAGTTTTTTCTACACCACAACTAAAAAATTGTTTATTAAGTTTATTTCTCCGTTCAACACTTTCCTCTAAACTTATATAGTAAACACTAGGAAAGTTTACAAATTTTATTTTGTTTGGTATCTCTTTACTTTGACTCAATTTAAATGCCATTTCTTTCCAATTATTAAGGACAATATTGTGCGAATTGTGATGGTGAACATTTACATTATCATCTTCACCGTCAATTTGATATGATGCTTTAAATGAAATATCTTCTAAAAAGAGAGGAATTACATAAACTTCATCACTCAATCCAAAGATAATAGTTTCAATAACTGGTAC